CATTGGACGCCTAAGATGGCACAGCGTGGACGCGGACGCCTCTCCTCCATCGACACGCTGCCCGAAGCCGCCGAGCCCATCGTGGCGACGGCGCTACAAGACCTGCGTCAACGCAAAAAACCGCAGCTGCAAATCTTGGCCGAGTTGAACGGTTCGCTCGCCGATCTCGGCGTCAAGTCGATCAGCAAGAGCGCATTCAATCGCAAGGCGCTCTGGCTAGCCGCCTACGGCCAGCAATTGGAGAACGCCCGCGAGATCGCCGGCATCATGGCCGAACGACTGGATGCTGCACCCGAGGGCGACGTGGGCCTGCTTTTGAACGAGACGATCAAGACCATCATCTTCGACGTGATGAGCGAAGCGTCCATCAGCGACGAAAGCCCCAGCATGAAGATGCTGCATCAGGCGTCTGAAAGCCTGATGGCGCTGGAGCGCGCCCGCAAGCTCAACGTCGACGCCCGCAAGGTCATCGAAGTGAACTTCCGCGCGAAGGCCGAAGAAGCCGTCGACCGCGCCGCCAAGGAAAAGGGCTTGTCCGCCGACACCGTCACCGCCATCAAGCGCGCCATCCTCGGCATCCGCGACACCGCCAAACAGCCGGAAAATGCGCTCACGGGGTGATCTGCCCCCGCTAGCCGATCCCACAAATCAATCCACGTTGATCCCGTGTCATGCGTCAGGTAGGCAGCGGGAGGGGTCTCGTGGACGACGAATTCAAACAACGTGCGGCGCGCAAACTGTGGGTGCTGGGGCTCGATGCATTCGAGATCGCCGAAGTGCTCGAAGTCAGCGAAGGTTGCGTTTACGATTTCATCAATAGTTGGTCTAACCGTAAAGCCGACCGCGTAGCCGCATGGTTGGGATCGGCGGTGCGCTCATGATCGCGAGCCTCGAAATCTCACAGCACGCTATCCGCCGCTATTTCGAGCGCGTGCTTCAATGCGACTGCGAATGGCCTTTGAAGCGCGGTTACGGCGAGTGGAAAACCATCCGCTGGGCCGCTGACACCTACGGCTACGACGTCGGCACCGTCCGCGCCGCGATCCGCCGCGAGGTGAACTCGCTGTTGCCGGTCACGGTCATCAATCGCGGTTCGCGGGTCAGGCTGCGCGGCGCGTCCTGCGTCTGGATGGTGGAAGACGGCTATGTCGTCACGACTTGCCTCAGTCTCACCGGCAGTCCGCGCAAGGACGCCCGCGACGCATGGGGTGCGCGCCGCCACGGCGACGAGGGGTATGCGTCATGAGCAACGTAGCCCCCTGCGAGATCATGTGCATGACCGCCAAGGCGTTCGGCCTGTTGCCGCTGACGTTTCGCGGACAGTTTCTCGGTAACTGGAAATCGTGCCACCGGCCCAAGCCGCTGCGCGCGCGCCAGGTCGCCGTCTACCTCATCCTGCGCCACACGCAGGCCACCAACGCCGAGATCGCAGGCCTATTCGGACACTCGCTCAACAACGCGAAGATGCGGACAAAAGAGCAAGCCGACCTGATCGCGGACGAGATCAAAACCAACGACGCTCTCGCGGTCATTGTTGACGGTATTGAGGAAGAGATCGACGCGCTCCACGATGAACGCGCCGACAAAGGCACGTTGCCGGTCGCGACCAAGAAGCGGTCGCGCTTTGCGGAGGTGGCGTGATGGGTAAGCGGACCAAATCACCCGTCGAGTTCAGTCAGTGGAAGAAGGAGTTCAGGAAAAAGCAGCCAACACAAGCGGAGACCACCAATGGCTAAGGCAAAACCCACGGCACAAGACAAAGTCAAGAGCGCAGTCGAGCGCGCACACGCTGGAAATGGCAGGGCGCTTGCTTACATGATCGGCGACGCTTCGCTGGGTGATATCGCCGAAGGCCTTGGCCAAATGGGACCAAAGCTGGTCGCCGAACACTGGATCGCGCTTGTGGGCGTTCTACTCCACGCCGCCGAAAAGCAAGCCGAACGCGACCGCGTCAAAGCCGAAAAGCGCGAAGCCCAACGTGCCGCCCGTGCAGCGCTGCGGGCCAAACTCGGTGCCGAGTATCTGGGAGGCGTCCGTACATGAGCGCCGTGGCCGAACTCGCCCCTTGGCTGATCATCATCCTCATCATCGTGATCTGCGAACTATCGAAGGACCTGCGCGAGGCCCGAAAAAACGTACGTGAAGCCATCAAGCAACTTGCCGAAGCTGACGCATTCATCGCCCGTATCCGCGCGGATCGCGACGGCGCCGAAGCATCCCTTCGCAGGGTCTGCGCTGCCTTTGAGAAACAGGCGCGGCCTATTCCAGCCACAGACCAGACCGGTCAACCGTTCGCGCTCGAAGCGTGGAAACCCGAAAGCAAGCCCTCGTGACCGCAATCGTCGCATCCGAGACCAAGTCGCCGCGCCTCGTCACCAGCGAGGAATGGATCGAGCATCGCCGCGAGGCGCGGTTCGCGCTGCCTCACCTCGTCGCCAACGGCGACACGATCCCCGATGTGCTGATGCCCTACCAGCAGCTTCTGCTCGCGACGACGGCGGCGAACGCCGTGACGCTCGTGGAAAAATCGCGACGCACCGGCTTCACATGGGCAGCCGGTGCGGACGCTGTGTTGACCTCTGCCGCCACCCGCGAGGCTGGCGGCATGGACACGCTGTATCTGGGCTACAATCTCGACATGGCCCGTGAGTTCGTTGACACCTGCGGCATGTGGGCGAAGTCGTTCGGTCAAGCCGCGAGCGATGTCGAAGAAACGCTGTTCTACGACGGCGACGACGACGCCGCGATCAAGGCGTTCCGCGTCACGTTCGCGTCTGGTTTTGAGATCCTCGCATTGACCAGCAAGCCGCGCTCGTTGCGTGGTCGCCAGGGCTATGTGATCCTCGACGAGGCTGCGTTCCATGACGATCTGACCGAAGTCGTCAAGGCCGCGATGGCGCTGCTGATCTGGGGCGGCAAAATCCTGATCCTCTCGACGCATGATGGCGACGCAAACCCGTTCAACACGCTGGTCACCGACGTTCGCGCCGGGCGGCTCAAATACACGCTGCTACGCTGCGATTTCGACGAGGCGCTACGTCAGGGTCTGTATCAGCGCGTTTGCCTCTCCACGGGCAAGGACTGGAGCCCTGAGGGCGAAGCAGAGTGGCGGGCCAGCGTCATCGGCTTTTACGGCGAAGCCGCAGACGAAGAGCTGTTCTGCATTCCCACACGCGGCAAGGGCGCATTCATCCCGGCCTCGCTGATCGAAGCCCGCATGAAGGACGGCATCCCCGTCGTGCGCTACGAACAGCCAGCCCAATTCGCCGAATGGCCGGAACACCTGCGCAAAGCTGAAATCCGCGACTTCTGCGAACAGCAATTGAAGCCGCTGCTCGACAAACTCGACCCGCGCTTCGCCCATGCGTTCGGCCAGGACTTCGGGCGCGTCTCGGACTTGTCCGTGCTTTGGCCCTTGACGATCCGCGCCGACCTGAAGCGCGAGACGCCGTTCGCCGTCGAGCTGCGCAACATCCCGTTCGAGCAGCAAAAGGACATCGCGTTTTATATCATCGACCGGCTACCGCGCTTCGTCGGCGGCGCGTTCGACGCCACCGGCAACGGCGCGTATCTCGCAGAAGTCGCCATGCAGCGCTTCGGGTCTGGCCTGATCATGCAGGTGAAGTTTTCGGTCGAATGGTATCGCGAGAACATGCCCAAGCTCAAAGCGGGCTTTGAAGACGACACTCTGATCATCCCCAAGGACGCCGACATTCTCGGCGATCTGCGACTGATCAAGAGCATCGACGGCGTTGGCCAAATCCCCAAGGCACAGCGCACCAAGGGCCAGGACGGCGCATCCCGCCACGGCGACGCTGCCATCGGCCTCGCCCTTGCCTACCACGCCACCACGCTCGACCTCGTCGCCTACGGTTACCAGTCGGGGGCACTCGCACCCGTGACCGGCGACAACAGGCGCGCCGATGATGACTGGCGCACCGTCAAAACCACGGGCGGCTTCAAGGCGCGATCTGGGGTCTGGTAACGATGGCACGCAATACGCAAATTCTGGGACCGGATGGCGAGCCTGTCACCCGCCGCGTCCTCACGCAGGAAATCGCCGCGCCCGAACTCGCTGGCGTCCGCACGCTGTGGCACGACGCGATTGCACCGGGACTGACGCCCCAACGTCTCGCGTCCATTCTGCGTGCCGCCGATCAAGGCGACCACCGCGATTATCTGACGCTCGCCGAAGAGATGGAAGAGCGCGAGCTGCACTACACCGCCGTTCTATCGACCCGCAAACGCGCGCTGTCGTGCATCGATCCCGTCGTAGTCGCAGGCGGCGAAAGCGCGCGCGACCGCGAGATTGCCGACGCCGTCGAAGACCTCGTTGAGCAGCCGGTTTTTGCCTCGATGATCGAGCACCTGGTTGACGCCTACGGCAAGGGCTATGCCGTCTCCGAAATCATGTGGGAGACCAGCGCCAAGCAGTGGCTACCCTACGACTATCGCGACCGCGATCCCCGCTTCTTCACGTTCAGCCAAGTTGAGCGCAGCGTCATGCGGCTCGCCTCGCTGACCGACCCCGTCAACGGCGATCCGATGCCGCCGTACAAATTCGTGCGTCACGTCCCGCGCCTCAAATCGGGCATTCCCGTCCGGGGCGGTCTCGCCAAGCCCGCCGCATGGGCGTTCGTTTTCAAGAGCTACACCCTCAAGGATTGGGTTGCGTTCTGTGAAGTCTACGGGATGCCGATCCGCGTCGGCAAATACGGGCCAATGGCGACCGCCGAAGATCGCGGCCAACTGCTCAACGCCGTTCGCAACATCGGCAGCGACGCTGCAGCAATCATCCCAGCGACGATGACCATCGATTTCGTCGAAGGTGGCGGCAGCAAGGGCGGCGGTGGTGCTGCGATCTTCTCAGGCCTTGCCGACTATCTCGACAAGCAAATCTCTAAGCTCGTTCTCGGACAGACCATGACGAGCGACGCCGGTGGATCGCTGGCTCAAGCCAAGGTCCATGAAAACGTCCGTCACGACATCAAACTTGCGGACGCGCGGCAACTCGAAACGTCGATTAACCGCGACCTCATCCGAGCATTCGTCGATCTGAACTACGGGCCTCAGGCTAAGTATCCCAAGCTCGTCTTGCCGGTGCCGGTACCGGAAGATTTGACGGGCCTTGCGA